GCCTCCTGCCACGTTCTCAAAGCCGATGGCAAAGTAAGGTTTGCCGTTATGGGTGAAGTGGAGTTCTTTACATTCGCTCTTGGCAATATCCCTATCAATACTTCGTTCCTGCAAGTATCGGAGCAGTGCAGGGTGCGCAAGCTCCCTGACTTCCAACTGCTGAAAACTCGGTTCGGACGGTTGCTGACGAAAAGAAAACGATGTGGGGCGAATATGCGGTGCCTGCCCTGCTATTTTGGCAAGCAGCGAGGGTACATAATCGTCCTGATAAAGTTCCCTTACCAGTGCGAGGATATTGCCACCTTTGCCCAGCCCGAAATCGAACCATTGATTCAATCCGGTATTGACCTTGAATGACGGTTCGGATTCTTCCCTGAAAGGTGATTTATACCAAAGGCTGTTTCCCTGTTGCTTGACGGGTGAATATCCCAAACTTTGCAGATAGTCTGCCAATCTGATTGCTTTTGCTTCTTGTATGTTCATTGTATAATTTACGGGGGATTTAGTGATGAGTGAAAAAACGATGATTTGATGAATGGGCAACATATAGCTTTGTATTTCAATAGGATAACCGCTCAACAATATCTCATCATAATACTCACCAAAAGAGAAATGATGTCTGTCCTTGCTTTCTTTTTTCATCAGTAAAATATCTTTGTTGAATAATTGATGAGCATATATCTTTTTGATATTCAGTATATCTATATTACGATTCATCATTTCATCAAAATATTAAGGTATCTCCAGCTGTTCTTTCGTTACCGTGTAGAATCTGCCTGTTCTGCGTATCGGTGAATAGTGGCAGTCCCGTGTGTAATCGACTTGATAGGTGGTGTAGGTAAGGGTATTGTGCGCAGGAGTGAGTTTCCAACAGTCCTGCACCACTTTCCTTACCTGATGCTTCTCCACCTTTACCTGTGTGTTTATCAGCAACGGCAGCATATCATTCAGGCAGAAAGATAAACTTTCTATACCTACACTCTCCATGATGTCGAGTATGAGTTCGGACATTTCTATTTCCAACCGGTTGCGGTTGCTGCGGATGATACGTTGCAAGGCTGCGGTATGCAGTAGCACCGGATTGAACCACATGCGACTTTCTTTTTCTGTAGATAGCTTACGTTGGGTAAGGAAATGCAGGAAAGCCGGAATTTCATCCTTCAGCTTTTGCAGGAAACCTGTATCATCGTTTTCAAGTCGGTTTATCTTCCTTACCCAATAGCGTGTTTCCCCTGCATCTATGATAACAGGCAGATATTCGTTGTTAGAGCATAGCACGAACTTGGCGAAGAAGGCTATCTCGTCACGGTCTTTGCCTTTGGCTTCCACCTTGTAGGAAAGCGTGGTGCTAAGGTTCTTCAAACGCTCGCTGTCCTCCCTGCGGCTTAGCAGTACCTCGTCCACCACGATAAGTAACTTTCCTGCCCAGTCGGAATTGAACTGGCTGCGGAAGTCCTCGTTGGTGTTGAACGTGACATTGTTCTGAAAGACGGCTTTCAGAAAGTTCAGGAATGTGCTCTTGCCCGTGTTGCGTTCTTCCGACACCAACAGCAGGATGGGTAGTTTCTGCACGGGTTGCAGGTAGAGCAGTTGCAGGTAGTCCATGCCCAACTCGTATTGCTCCCCGAAGATATGGCGCACCAATGAACGGATATGTAGAAAATTCCCCTGCACGGGCTGATGTCCTATCGGCTCGTACAGGTTCAAAAACTTGTCCACTACTGGCTTGTAGCCTACATGGTCGGGAACGGTACAGAAACCGTCATACTTCGGAACACTTGCCATGAATCCCTTGCCGTAGTCCTGACGGAGCGTCTCGGCATTCCACGGGATGCGTTTCCTTACATAGCCACCGTTCAGTCGTGGCTGGTTCACTAATTTGTAGAGGGTTGTACCCACACGGATAAACTCCTCCCTTTCAATGTTGATTTTTGTCATACGTCATTCGCTTAATCGTTTAATAATTAGACCGCTGCAAAGTTATCGGGTATGACACAAACCATTGATACGAAAAACTAAGCGGAATGACGCAAACAAATCCGATGATGAAGAAAATGCACTTTCCGTTAGTAGATTGGTGGGTAAAAACAAGACAATCCAAAGAGTCCTGTTAAACATGGCGGCTCTTCGGATTGGTCTCATACGCATGAATGGCAATACACCTACATATTATTTCTGTTCTTTGGTGTTGTGCGGATTCAATGATTCAGTGACGACAATACTTCATTCACTATCTAATTATGATTGCAGGATTGAAACTTTTCTGTTGATATTCAGCGAAAAGAAGATACTTGCTTTTTCTTTTCGCAAGTACATTCTCTCCAACAAGGCATTGCGCACCTGCTGCGCACCGTATGAATTAATGCGGAAAGCGAGGGCGACAACCATGGGAAAGCTATACACATCGGCATAATATCCGTTCTCCAACCGGATATACTTCTGTGCTTCGTATTCTTTCAGTACACAGCTTTTGTAAACGGCTCGGATGGCTGCACGGACTGTCGGGGCGATTACCCCGAACAAGTCCGTCAGTTCCATCTCACTCATCCATATTTCACCATCCGGCACAAACACTGCACCGTGCTCATTCATTGTGATAACTGCTCTTTCCATAGCCTTATACCATTGAAACATCATTGAACATCTTGTTGAGCTTGTTCCCGAACATTGTCAGGTCATTGTCGAGTTTCTGTGTGGTTATCTTCGCATAGATTTGGGTCGTGACGATGTTCGTATGCCCCAAGACACGGCTTACACTTTCTATCGGCATCCCTTTGGTCAAAGCCAACGTTCCGAAGGTATGACGGGCACAATGGTAGGAGATTTGCTTCTCTATGCCACATTCTTTGATTACTCTTTTCAACTGTTTGCACATCGTCCAATAGTTGATTTCTCCGAATACCAGTTTGTCTTTGGAAAGGTGCTTGTACCGTTCTATTATCTGCAAGGGTATGTCGAGCAGCTTTACTTGAAAGGGAACATTGGTCTTGTGGCGTTTGCCGACTATCCATTTCTCGCCGTTAACCTCTACAATCTCATCCGTTGTCAGTTCTTTCATATCCACAAAGCTGAGTGCCGTGAAACAGGCGAACACAAACAGGTCACGAACCAATGTGAGTGTGGGGCTTTCAAACTCATGCGATAGGATGGTCTTTATCTCGTCCTCCGTCAGATACTCACGTTCCTTCACATTGGGGCTGATATGGAATTGCGCAAACGGGTTTCTCGGTATCAGCCCGTTGTAATGCGCTCTCATCACCACACCTTTCAGCCACATGCAATTGAGCCATATCGTGGCGTTCTTCAAGTTGCGTTCCGCTGTAAGGTAGGCTGCAAACTCCTTGATGAAGTCGGGAGTAAGTTCCAGCATGGACATATCGTTTCGTTTATAGAACGACTTGATAAAGGCGGCTACATAATTACGTGCCCTCATCATCACCTTGTATGTCCCGATGGTGCGGTCTTTGCCCACACGTTTCAGGAAGTTGGCGCAATCCTTGTCGAAGGCTTTTATAAGTGTTTCGTATTCGCTGCCGATACCCTGATAGGCATTGCGCACCATTTCAGCCGTAACAAACGCTTCTCGGTCGGATATGCGCTGGTAGTGCTTGATGATTTGCGCCTTGATGTTGTCCAAGGCAAGGTTAATGTCCCTTGCTTCCTGTCCCTTGCCTTTCGCCTTGTTCCCTTTCACGTCCCAAAGTGTCTTTGGAATGCTCTGCTTGCAACTGAACTGTGATACAGTCCCGTTGATTGTCACCCGTCCCATGATGGGAACGATTCCGTCTTTCTCCTTGCTGCCGTTCACGTAGAACAGCACCTTGAATGTGCTTCTGCTCATGTCTAACTTTTTTTGGTTGCAAAACTAATTATCAACGAGTTAAACCTTGATAAGCAAACCTCAGCAGAGCAATGCAAACGGTACGGACTATGTTAAATCTTACTTTCGGACGGGTAACGATTTGAAAACCTTCCTGCTTCAATATTCCGCTTTTCATTGCGTTTTCCCTTTTTTGCCGTTGGCTTCGTCTGTCACCGCAAACGCTTTATTCATAAGCCATTCAGTGCCATTTCTCCCTTTTTATTCGTTTATTCCAGAGATTTTGTGTATATTTGTCAGACACTAATTTAATCAGTTCAATACCATGAGAAAACTTACACACATGCTCTTTGCAGGCACTCTCATCCTGGCCTGCTCTTCATGCGGAGTAGAAACAACAGCCAACTATCAAGTCATTCCCTTGCCCCAGGAGGTTG